CTAAAACTTTAATTTCTTTAGTAGGCATAAATGTTCCTAAATAATTATGAAATGTAAATTGTTTTAAATCTAATTTGGATTTATAATTAATTACGTAGGACCAAAGATCACTCAAAGATTTATAATTTGAATTATAATGTTTTAATAAACCTTGCTCATCTAACATCTTTTCATCTACATAATAATTCTTATTTGGATTTATATCAACTATTAAATGCTCTAAATTAAATTCTTTTATTAATTTCATTACTAGCTTTTGCTTTTTACCTAATCTACCTGCTCCTACATCATATTGATCTTTATAAGTATATATACGACCACCATATCTATCAGATTTTTCTATTATTCTAATATCAGTTGTTGTCTTAGAAAGTTTATAGGCAGTATAAAGACCTGCAATTCCTGCACCAACTATTATAACTGTCATATTTTTCATTATATAAAGAATAAATAATGAAATTACCGTATGTATTTATTTTTGATATAGATCAATGTATAGTTGGAGATGTAAAATATATTATAGAAGACCAATTTTCTTATAAATTACTTAAAGAACTTTATAATAATTCAGTTAATTATAATCCAGACTATAGTAATATAATAAGACCAGGATTTGTAGAATTTGTTAAATATATTAAAAATAAATTTAAACCGTGCGAATTATTTTTATATACAAATTCATCTCATAATTGGGCAAATACAGGTATTATTCCTATTATAGAAAAATCAACTAAAATTAAATTTACTAAACCATATTTTACTAGAGAAACATCTATATTATTTAATAAATCTTTAGACGAAGCATATGAGAAAATATTTCCAATATTACAAAAGAAATATAACGTATCTATAAAACATAAGGATTATATTATTAATAATAATTTAGTATTTATTGATAATATTAAAAATAATACAACTACGCATTCAAATAGACAAATTACTTGTCCGGAATATGATATATTACCTTATATATGTCCATATGAAAATATGTTAGAAATATTTGGTAAAGAAATATTATGGAAGAAAGAAGTTGAAAAAAATATTTTCAATGGTAGTAAAGAATATTATAATCCAAATAGTGATAATATATATTCAAAAGATATAATGATATATAATTTATATAAAACAATTAAAATACGTAATAGTGAAATTAATAATGAAAAATATAAAAACGATGATTTTTTTATAAACTTATGTAATAAATTACCTGACTTAACAGATAAAACAATAGCGAAATTACAATGAAAAAAGTAAATATATTTTTTATACAAATAGAAAATTGTATTTATGGTGATCTTAGATTTAATGAAGCAGATTACAATATGTTTAGAACAATAAATAATATTCATCGTAAAAATAATTATACATTTTCAATTGATATATTAAGACCTGGTGTTATAGAATTTATACAATTTATTAAAAAAAAATATAATAATCCCTATATATATGTATATTCAAATTATGATCATTGTTGGATTACAGATTATGTTGGTCCTTCAATTCAAAAACATTTTAAAGTTAATAAACCATATTTAACAAGTTCTCATTTTAAAAATGAGAATCTATTAATAGATGATATTATTAAAGATAAAAATATAAATAATTTATTTTTTATAGGAACATATGATTGCACTATAAAATACAAAAAAAATCAAATTATTATACCATCATATGATAATTTACAATATATTAATATTAGACAAAATATGATAAATTTTTTTGATAAAAATATATTTGATAATCAAGATTTTCAAAATACATTTATTAAAATAATGAGTCAAATATCTTTTACTAAATTATCTAACTATGATCCTATAATTTTACATTTAATTGAAGTTTTAAATATGAGATATATAGAACTTAATAATAAAACAGATGATAATGAATGGGAAAAACTTAAAAATTGTATTCATTTGAAAAAAAATACATTGTAGGTAATTTATAATAATTGAAAAACATAAAACCAAAATGATGTAAATGAACAACATTGTTTTTAACATAACATTTTGATAATATCCAAGAAATAATATTATAATGTGTAATTATTTTTATTTCATTACCAATTGGTATTTTTTTATAAATATTATTTAAATTATATTTATCTATTTTTGATCTACTGGTTTTGATCCATATTTGTTCTAAATCAACATATATATGTATATTATTAAAAAATGGTTTTGATAACAAAAAACTAAACAAATTATAATGATTTTGTTGTTTATAATCTTTATACAGTTCTGTTAATAAATAATTAACAAATATATTTTTATCTGTTAAATGTATCTTTGATGTTATATTTATGATAGTATTTGTTGTAGAAACATAATAATTAAGATTATTATTTTTATTTTCATTCATTAATATAAACTCCATACAAATATTTGCAATATTTAAAGGACTATCATTTTTAATATTTTCTTTTTCAAATAATGCCATTAAACAATTTGTTTTACCTTTTGTAATTGTCAAATGATTACTTCCTTTAGCTATAATATTGTATTGATTTGGATTATTTGGTTCATCTTTAATATTAAAAATATTAATGTATTTATCATATTCACCTAATATTGTTAAAGTATTAATATCATTATTTGGTAATATTTTGCCAAAACCAAAATATAATTTATTTTTAAAATTATGCGTAGCACCATATACTATTTTTGATTTTATTTTATTACCATTATTCAATAAAACTCTATAACCACCTGACGAATGTCCAAACAAATATATATTATCTTTATTTTCAGGTAAATAACATTCATTTGAAACAATTGCTTCAATATTAAGATTATGTTGAATACCTAATGTTTGAATATTCGATACAAAAGTTGCATAGTGAATAGGATTAATTTTATATCCAGTCCAAATTACAAATGTAATATTATTATTTGTTGTATGTGAAGATATTGGTTTATAATAAGCAATATTAGGTTTATTGATAATATTTAAAGATGATCTAAAAATAGAATTAAAATTTATAAATCCATTAATAGAATTTATGAAACATAATAATAATAATAATCTCATTTAAAAAATATCAGTTATTCTAGGATATTTATATTTTTTAAATATACCTTTAAGTAATATTATAGGTTCATCGTGTTCTAAAACTTTAGTTAATAAATATTTATCTTTTAACACATTATTAGTTGATTGACGTTTAAATTGCATATAATCTTGTGATAATATCATATATGTTAAACATTTAACAATTTTTTTACCTATAAAACTATTCATATAATTATGACGAACTGTCACAAACCATCTTGTTTTACTTGGAGCTATAGGCAACATAGAAACACCTATAACCATTTTAGCACTATTTTCACCAATTTGAACACACGACCAAGCAGTTGAGGGATATTGAAACATATTAAAATTATATGTATAATTTTTATTTGTATTGTAATTCATATATTTAATATTTTTTTTTAAATAATATTCAAATGATATACCAATACTATCATTAAAATCATATGTTTTGAATCTTTTAGGTTTTTTATGACTTCCAAAACCAAACATAGTATTATGAATATACTCAGGATGATTTAAATCCATTGAATTATAAGCACAATAAGGTAAATCTTCATCCATATCTACTGTTATATAACTTGTTTCGTATTTTTTAAAAGGTATTGTAGGTGGTTTAACAGTTGTAGATTCATTCATATTCCACCATATCTTACCATCACATTCAGTAACTATACCAAAACTATCTTTATGTGTATGTTTTAAACCGTGATAAGGGCATACAAGACAATTATTACTAATCCAACCTTGATCAAGTTTAGATCCTAAATGCTTACAAATATTAATTGTAGATAAAATATTAGTTTCGTTTTTCCATAAAACAAGTGGTATATCACCAATATTACATTTATATGGTTTGGATAAATCAATATCTTTTGAAAATCCAATACAATTCCAATAATTTAAAAATGCATTTGTATTGGAAATAGAAATTAAAAATAATAAAATATTTAATATCATTTAAAATATGTTTATTTCTCCTTTTTATATGAAACTAGAAAATAAAATTAAATATACTTCAGCCTTACAAAAAGGTAATCAAGTTGGATTATCACTTGGTTTATCTACTTTTTTATTTACATCCATTAGAAAACCTGAGATATTATTATTAGATTTTTTATTAGGAACATTTACATATGGTATTGATCGTGAAACAGATGATAATAATATGTTATTATATAATGGTATATTTGGTTTATGTTGTTTATTATTATTAAAAAATAATTTAACAAAATTATATATTCCTATTTTGTATTTAACAAAATATTATAAAAATAATAAAAATAAATTAAAGATTTTTAAACCGTGGATAATAACTTTATTATGGTGTTCAACTGTAATAATATTACCACATTTATATATTTCAGGTAGTTTTAATTTAGATACAAATTTTAATAGTCTATGTTCATTTAGTTTTTTATTATATAGTTTAAGCAACTCAAATGATCTTAAAGATGATCAAGATGATAGAGATAATAATATTACTACATTTGCTAATTATTTTAATAAAACCCTTGTAAAAGATATTATTATTTTAAATTTAATTTGTAGTATAGTATTTGGATTAAAAATATACTTGCAATAAATAATTCCATCTCATATTCTATATTATCCAACAATAATAAGTAAAATATATGAATAAAATATATAACTGTAAATATTACTATAAAATTTATTGATAATTGTTGAACAAATGCGATAAGTAATCCAACATAACAAATATATCTGAATATAATATGAGACCAAAAAGCATTATGTAAATCTTGTTTTTTTAAAAAATTATCAGAAATTATAAAAAATATTACTATTGATGCTAATAAAAAACAAGTTCTATTTAAATCTAAATATTTACAATTATAATTAAAATTAATAATAAAAAATTGTATAAAATATATTGTTGCTATATATTTATCTAACCAGTGATTTATACTATTTAATACAGGATCATACCAAAATATTAAACTTAATATTCCACATAATATTATATAAGATCCACAAAATTTAATATAACTATTTTTATTTTCAATTCCACATAACCCTACAAATAAAAACCAAAAACTACTTACACCTAATATATTTTTATGTTGTTTAGTATAATCTTCAATATTACTTGTAGACGTATATAATATTGAATCCATAATATTCTATTATAAGTATTATTAATTTAAGCTCCACAACTCAAGCATTCAGTATCCTCACGTTCATATTTCTTTGCTTCTTGTGAAAATGCTTGAACCCTAGCAACTGGTCTAGTCCTTAGATAATATATACCTGTCTTTAATCCTTTTTTCCACGAATAAAAATGCATATTACTCAATTTCGTAATATCAGGATCTTCTAAGAAAATATTCATACTTTGCGATTGACATATATAAGCACCACGATCCGATGCTTGTTCTATTATAGTTTTAGGATGTATTTCATAAGCGGTTTTAAATACTTTACGAATATCTTCAGGAATCTCTTCAATATTTTGAACAGAACCTTTTTGATCAATTAATTTATTTTTCATTTCTTTGTTCCATAACTTCAATTCAATAAGTTTATTGATAAGATATTTATTTATAACAAAGAACTCACCTGCCAATGTTCTACGATTATATATATTTGTTGTAAAAGGTTCAAAACATTCATTAAAACCCAATATTTGACTCGTAGAAGCTGTAGGCATTAAAGCAATTAAAAGACTATTACGAACACCATATTTACTAATACGTTCTTTTAATTTTTTCCAATCCCAAAGATTAGAAGGTTCTACATTCCACATATCAAATTGTAAAATATTATTAGAAATTGGTGATTTATCATAAGAACTATATGTTCCATATTTCTCTGCCAAATCTACTGACATTGTTAAAGCACCATAATATATAGTTTCAAATATTTTCTTATTAATATCTTTTGCCTCATCGCTATCAAAAGGAATATTTAAAATAGCAAATACATCTGCTAATCCTTGAACACCTATACCGATTGGTCTATGTTTTTTATTACTTACTTCAGTTTCTTTTGTAGGATAGAAGGTTTTATCAATAATTTTATTCAAGTTTTTTGTTAAAATCATAGCAGTTTTTGAAAGTTTTTCATAATCATAATGTCCGTCTTTAATATACATAGGTAAAGCGATACTTGCTAAATTACATACTGCTGTTTCATCTTTATCACTATATTCAATAATTTCCGCACATAAATTAGATGATTTAATTGTTCCTAAGTTTTTTTGATTACTTTTAGAATTACAAGCATCTTTAAAACAAATATATGGTGTTCCCGTTTCTTTCTGTGCTATACAAATTGCTTTCCATAAATCTTGAGCTTTTATCTTTTTTTCATATTTATTTTCAGTTTCATATTTATTGTAAAGATTAACATAATCTACTCCATATACATCTGATAATCCTTTACATTTATCTGGACAAAATAAACACCATTCTTCGTCATTCTTTACTTTTTCCATAAATAAATCCGGAATCCACAATGCTATAAATAACTCACGACACCTTTCAGCTTCATTACCGTGATTTTTACGCAAATCTACAAAAGATTCTATATCAGGATGCGATGGTTCTAAATAAATTGCAAAATTACCATTTCTTTTTCCACTATTATGAACTATACCCATTTCAGTAACATAGCTATGATTATCTTTGACATTAAGATCATATACATATCCTTCAAAGTTTTTCATTTTATCAATAGACTTAATACCCGTCCATAATACATCATTATGTTCAAAATAATTTAAAATTTTTTCATCAGGTTTTTTATCAGTATAATCAAAAATACTAAATAACTCCTCACAATATGGAATACATACTACATTGTATTTTTGCTCAGATTTATAAAAACCATCTACTAATACTCCTAAACGTAAAAACAAGTATTTAACATAATAACAAATATACTTTTTAGCATCATCCACATTATAAAACATACAAGTATATGTATCACTTATCTTACATCCATTTGCTTTCAATAAACCTTCCAAAAATATTTTAACACAATCTTTTGATAATTGTAAAAAGTTCTTAATAGGACGAATACCTTCTTGCGTTTTCCATTTAATTATTGTGCGGTTTTTTTCAGAATATTTACTATACTCTATTTTATATTTATTCAAAAAATCAATTAAAGCTTTTAACATATCAGCACCTTTATCCCTATAAAAAGATACGTGTTGATATCCACTATCAATATAACCATTACTTAATATTATACCCGAATAAAGACACATATCATCATCACATTCAACTTCATCATCTACAACTGGTATAGGATAACCAATATAATCAAATGTAGTTAGTGATTTAAGATCTACATAAGTTGGAACTTTATCAATATGATTATTCATATAATTCTTCAGTTCATTAATAGGCAACGAAGGCATATTCGTTAAAGCATATATTTGATGCTCAGGTGTAACATACACTGTATCAATAGAGTTATTAGTTCTAACTCTAAAAGTATCTTTATTAATTTTTGTTGTTATCTTCTTTAAAACTTTATGATAACTCCCATCTGCCGTTAAAACATATTCTCCTTCACGGATTTTTTCTATTTTCTTTGTTCCTGAAAATGTATATACATTCGTATCACCGCGAAAACATTGATCTACATACATTGCTGTCTTATTATAAACAGATAACATTGGAATAATACCATTGCTTGTTCCGTTTGTTCCACGAATATAAGAACCTTTACCTCTTACATCGTGAACGTGTAATCCTACACCACCACTATATTTTGAAATATTTGCACAACTCTTCAATGTATCAAATATTCCTTCAATACTATCGTCTTTCATTGCTTGTAAGAAACACGATGCCATTTGGGATCGTGGTGTTCCTGCATTAAATAAAGTTGGTGTTGCGTGAATTGCAAGTTTTTTAGACAACATATCATATGTTTCAATAGCATCTTTAATATCATTACCGTGAATACCTAAAGCAACCCGCATAAATAAATGTTGGGGTCTTTCTACTATTTTATTTTCTACTCTTAACAAATAAGAACGTTCTAAAGTTTTAAAACCAAAATAATCAATATCATAATCACGATCATAATCTATTATACTATTTAGTTTTTCTTTATGTTCATTAACTACACTACAAACTTCATTTGAAATTAATGGATTGTGATTATCCAAGCGATCTTTAGCATTATATAAAATATTAATTACTTCACTAAAAGATGGTGAAGTATTTTTATGATGATTACTAATTATTATACGAGAACTTAATATCCCATATTCTGGATGTTCTGTAATATAACTAGAACATATTTGAGATGTTAGTTCATCTAGTTCTGATGTAGGAACACCATCATAAATACGAGCACATACAAATTGCGCAATACTAGTAGGATTTAGATTTGGTAAATCTTCACTATGATTTTTAATGCGACGAGTGACCTTGTCGAATGATACATCTTCATAACTACCATCTCTTTTTTTAACCCTCATTGTTATGGTTATTAGTGTTAAAAAATGTTTATATGCTTTTTATGAACATCCTGCAGATGTCCAAGGAACACCACACGCTTTAGCCCATCCACACCGATGTAAGTTTTTAGGACCAGTTTCATTATTATCAATATACTCTTTAGCATCTAAACGTGCTAGATATTCTGGATATACTTTAGAACAATCATATTTATACTTATAGTTTGCACCTGAAGCATCTGTAATAATAGTAGCAGAATTTAATTTAAGGTGTCCATTACGATCAGTTCCATCCTCGTTTGGTGGTGTAATTCTGTAGTTAGTAGTTCCAACATCATTATATCCACCATACATCGTTGTAAATGATGCTAATGTTTTTAGATCTTCAAGATCAGCACTGGTTTTAAAATCAGTTTGACTAACGGCAGTATTAGGAACATAGTCTGTGGCGATGGTACCTGAACCTGGAGCCCAAAATTCATCTCTAGTTGTTTTAATATCAGTAGTAGCAAAATCTGGAATAATACTTGGATCTTGCTTACATTTATGTTTAATATAATCTTTGTTATCTTTAGTTATAGCATAATCATATAGATTAACAAATTTATCAGATTGAGCATCTTTTTTTCCTATATATAAGTTTGGGTTTTCAGGGTTTTCATTACCAATTTGATTAATATTACTCGAAAACTTAAACAATAAATTACTATCTGCACCTGTATAATCTAAAGTATAATAATCAGGGCAACTTAAAGGATTATTTAATACATCATTAATTTCTTTTTTAGTTGCTTGCTCTGGTTCCCAATATACAACCATTAAGGTTACTGCCATAATTATAAATAATGTTCCAAATATGAATGTTAAAGCAAATGGTTTTAAATCAGTATATAATGATTTTCCTTGTTCAGTTAAGTTAATATATAATATCATAGCAAGGGCAACAATAGCGTATATTACACACACCGCAATTGTTCCCATAAAAGCATTATATTTTAATTTCCTTGTATATTGATCTGTAGTATCAGTCATTTTATATAACATACAAGATTTTAAAATCCTTTAAATTCTAATTCTTTTGTTCCTTTAGTTGACATAGATTGCGAATGTTCTAATGGAACTGGTAATTTTTGTATATCATTTAAATATTTACGTTTCATATTTAAACTAGAAATAATACGTGGAACTGAAAACTCTAAAACCTTTCTATTAATTTCTTGAACTTGATTATTAATTGGTATATCAGTTCTATATTTAGCGTGCTGAATAAACATAGCTCTCATTATTATTTTTAATTCAGTTTCATTTTGTTTTCCTATACTATAAGCACCTTCCGTTTTATTTAAAACCATATTACGCATACCTAATTGTAAGATATCCATATTTTGTTGTGAAAAAAACAAATCCGCTAAAGGTGTTCTTTCTGTAGTATGTGATATAGCTTCTGTAGAATAATTACATAAGTTTTGTTTTTCATTATTATTTTTATACGCTAAACTATTTTCATTATTTCCGGATACATTAATACGTCCATTCAAAACATTAATAGGTATATCTGTTTCAATATCAACCATTGTTTTATTATTTTATTATATTATAAGTAAAAATGTATGATCACATACTTCAATTACTAAATGATACAAACCGATCTAAAGTTACCACAAGACTTAAAACCGAACAAGATCCTTTAGGTTTTAAAAAATATGTTGATAGCATAGCAAAAGAATTAACAAAAAAATCATCACAAGATAATATTAATAAATTAGAATCAAAATATGGATCTAAAACTATGATGATTAAAGGAGGTGTTCCTACAATACATCCAACGCAATATGGAACCGAACATTATACAATAGCACCTAAAAACGAAGTTGATATGGCTATTAACTTTAATACATTAACCGCAAGACCCGCTATGATGGGTGGATGTACTGCAACACCTTTATTTAACGAAATACAAACATATTTAAGAAAAATTTTAAAAGGAAAAGGAGTAAAAACATCAGCAATAACATCTGTAGCTGGAATGGTAACTCATCGTATTATGGATAATATAGAAAAAATGAATAAATCAAATAGATTGCGTAGACTTACTACTTGAAGATCTAATTACAGATAAATCTGTAACCATTATTTTTTTACTTTTTGTATCATCCGGACATATTTCATTTTGTTTATAATAATTTATCAAATGTCTAGGATAATCTATATTATATTTAGTATCAAATGGTAATAATATTTCTGCTTCATTATATGGACTTATATTATCAATTAAGATAGCTTTACTACCTTTATTTAATTTAACTCGCATTATACAACAGTTTCTATCAGCATAACTTATAGCCGTTTTATGATCTAATGTATAACTACTTAAGGTTTGCGAATTAAAAACACCTTTTGTAGAGCTTTTAAGATAATAGTCATCATTAACACCTCTATATATCACAATAGTGTTTTGTATTTTTGGTGATTTCTTAAATATATTTTTAATATCTTTAATGTATAATATTAATATTTTATTCCAATCAAATGTATTATAATTTTCAATAATATATTTTTCTAATTCTATTCGTGATAAAGATTTATAATTAGTATCTAAAGAATATAAATATTTTTTAATTTGATAATAAAATAATATAAAATCTCTATCTGTATTAAATTGTTTTTTATCCACTATAATCTTAGATTTTCTATAACCATTATCAACTAAATCAATATCAATTTCTATTTTAAAATTATTATTAATAAAATAATTTACAATAACATCTCCATCGTGTGTATGACATCTTAATGTATATATTTCTTCTGAACTTAAACTTTTAATAAATATATTTTGTTCTTTTATCCATTCTTCGTAATAAGATACATCATTTAATACATAAAGTTTATTAATAAACTTTTTATTATATTCATTATATAATAAATCAATATTAATATTATTATTTTTAAATGTTATAATATCATCTGTATGATCTTGAGATAATATATGTTTATCAAGTTTTAATGTTTCATATGTTATTTTAGTTTTTTTAGTATTAAATTGTTTCAGTAATTCTTGATATTTTTTATAATATAAACATAGCTGTTCGTGATCTGAATCTAAATATATATCTTTGTTTTCTTTAATAGTTTTTCTAGCTTTACTAAGTTTTTGTGTTAACGAAGATCTTATAGTATCTGATATTTTATACGTATTCATATTTAAAAATGAAACAATATTATAAAATATATAAATGAATATTCATAATACAGATGCTTTAATTTATTTAGAAACAATTGAAAATAAAAGTATTGATCTAATTCTTACTGATCCTCCTTATATTATTTCTAAAGATAGCGGTATGAACAAACATCACGCTGTTGTAGCAAAACATAATGAAGATAATATTAATGTAAAAACAGAAGAAGAATGGTTAGAATATAAGAAATCTTTAGATAAACCAGCAGAAGAATTAGAAAACGATAAAGGTGAAGGATGGTCGAAAGAAAACTATTTAAAATATGGAACAATTTTAGGTAAAAAATACGCAACAAAAACTAATTTTGGTGAATGGGATGAAAGTTTTACGATGGCGCAATTGGAATTAATTATTCAACAATATTATAATAAATTAAAAAAATCAGGAACATTAATTATTTGGTTTGATATATGGAAAATAACACCTTTAAAAGAATTAATGGAAAAAGTAGGTTTTAAACAAATAAGATTTATTGAATGGATTAAAACCAATCCGCAACCAATTAATAGTAAAATTAATTATCTTACTAATTCTAGAGAAATAGCTTTATTAGGTATAAAAGGTAATAAACCTACATTTAATAGTTCTTATGATGTAGGTATATATCGGTATCCAATGGCAAATGGTAAAAATAGATTTCATCCAACACAAAAAAACTTACAATTATTTGAAGAATTAATTACAAAACATTCAAATCCAAATGATATAGTTCTTGATACATTCTTAGGTGGTGGAACAACTGCCATCGCTTGTAAAAATACTAATAGACAATTTAAAGGTTGTGAGATTAATAAAGAATATTACGATAAGGTTATGACTATATTAAACATTGAAGAATTAGAACAAGGACTAAACAATATAACACTTTAATAATAATCAGAATTATATGTAGTAATATTACTAATTAAAGCTTTTTTAATAAAATCTTCAATATCAGTCCAATATACACCATTTAATGTATTTACATCGTTTATATCAAAAGTTTCATTACCCGATGTATAACTAATACCTAAATGTTTAAATAAAGGTAATTCACAAGCATCAAATCTTTTACCTGTTTTAAGCATTTTAACATTATACGCTCTTTTTATTAAATTACAACCATTACATAAAGGTTGAAAATCATCAATAGTTTGCGTTTTCATATCTAAAACACGTGGATCATTATATAAGTCATTCTTATGATCTACAACAATATCATTACTTTTTCCACAATGATAGCATTGTTTTTTTGTAATAATTTTTTTTATATCTTCACGTATAGGTCTATTTATATTTTCTTTATTTTTATTATGACTATAAATACCAATGTAATTATTTTGATTTATATTTCTATCTGTGAAAGATAATTTACTTACTAAATCAATAATATGTAATTCTTCTTCATCAGTATAGTTCCAATTGTATTTAATTTTAGTAGCACTACAACATATAAATATTTTATATTTAGTTTTTTTAGAGTTTCTATGCCAACTACCACCATTCGATGTTAACCATTTTTTATCGTCGTCATATAAATCATATATAATAGGATATTCTTTTTCAGGATACTTATTATTAATAAAGTCTATAAATGAGTTAAATGTTAGTTTTTCATCAATACATAATTTATTTAATTGATTTTGTAGATCTTCCATTTATTCCTATACATTTAGGCTAATTCATTTTTATATAAAAAATGAACAATAATATTTATATATATAATGCCTGTGATAACAATAGATGGTAATATAGGTTCTGGTAAATCAACTATTTTAGAAAAATTACAAAAAAATCATAATCAAATTGTAAGTTTTGAACCTATTCAAGAATGGGAACCATATTTAGAAAATATGTATAAAAATAATATTGGTCATTTTGATTTTCAACTTAAAGTATATTTAGATAGAGCTTTTATTCAAGCAAAATCTAATTCAATTATTTATATGGAAAGGAGTCCTAAGTTTACATATGAAACATTTATAAAAGTTTACAAAGATAATTTAACTCAGCAAGAATATAGTATATTAGAACATTTGTATGAAAATGTAGATCATAAATATAATAAAAATGTAGTTGAACCTGTTATATATATATATTTACAATCTTCTCCAACTATTTGTTATAATAGAATTAAACAAAGAAATAGAGAAAGTGAAAAAACAATTGATTTTAATTTAATACAGCTACTACATAGCAAACACGAAGAATGTTATGATAATATAAATACTAAAGAAGGATTACCAACATTTAAAATAAATGTAGATGATAAAACACCAGATGATATAGCAGAATTAATTATTAATTATGTTCAAGGAAATTAAATATATACAGTATAAACCTTGCTTAACATAATATTTTTATTACAACATATACGATAATGAAAGTGTGGTTTTACTTCTTTACCCATACCAACCTTATAACCATTAGGTAAATGTAGTTTAATGACAGCTTCGCCATTTTTAATTCTAGTAACACCTACATTTTCATAATTATCATAGGCTAACCAAGGATTATCAAAAACTTTATTATTGTCTTTATCTTCTTTGGCTGCCCAATATATTACTTTTTTATGATTATTATGCTCTGGTAATTTTAAAACATACTGATATGAATAATCTTTAGGATATTTTTCATCAACTATAACAGTTGAAGGAAATGCTGAATGACCTAAAAATGGTAGTAATGTATGAGGTTGAACTAATATATATATTGCTCCAATCATTATTGTAATATAAAATAATTTAACAATTGTATAATTATCAAATGCTATAAGCATATATAACATATGAGCAATAGTAAATAACAAAATAATAGCTAAAATAATAAAATGCAACCAAATACGTAAATTCATATCCATTTTATAATTATTACACATATAAAAATGATTAATAATATTAAGATATATCAATATGACTGAAATAGATGATATCTCAAATAAATTAAAAAAAATAGAATTAGGACAATTTTTTACAACTTATTCTGACTATATTTTAAAAGATTTAAATATACCTAATAATATAAAAAATATTGTAGAACCTTTTGCAGGTAATAAAGATTTATTAAAAAAATTTGATTTAACTTCTTTAAATATAGAATATTATGACATAGATCCTAAACATAATGATATTATTAAACAAGATACTTTATTAAATAAGTTAAATCTTGATAATAAATTTATTATTACAAATCCTCCATATTTAGCTCGAAATAAAAGCAAATCTAAAATTATTTTTGATAAATATAATGTTAATGATTTATATAAGTGTTTTATTTGTCAAATTATAGATTCAGAATGTTTAGGTGGTATTTTAGTTATTCCACTTAATTTTTGGTGTTCAATAAGATTAAGTGATATTACTTTAAGAAAAACATTTATTGAAAAATACAATATTATTCAACTTAATATATTTGAAGAAAAAGTATTTGATGATACAACTTATACAGTTTGTTCTTTTCAATTTGAAAAAAAAACTGAAGAAAAATCAATATCAATTACTATTTATCCAATTAATAAAAATATTAGTATAAGTTTAAATGAAAAATGTAGCTATTCTATAGGAGGATATATATATAATTTAAAATTATTAAATAAATATAAAATTACTAGAGCTACTACCAAAAATAAAGATAAATTAAATACACATATTAGTGTAAAATGTATTGATGATAATGATAATAATAAAATATCATTATCATTTATAGAAGATATAAAAAACTTATATATTGATACAACACCTAAATTATCAAGTAGAACATATGCATCATTAATAATTGAACCATCTATAGATATTGAAACTCAAAAAAAATTAATAAAATCTTTTAATGAATTATTAAATAATTATAGAGAAAAATATCATTCTTTATTTTTAACAAATTATAGAGAAAGTAAGGATATTGCTAGAAAAAGAATATCTTTTGATTTAATATATTCTTTATGTGCATTTATTTTGGAAAAGTTTCTTGAAAATAATTATGAAACTGATACATATCTCCAATAAATATATTGTTTGAATTAATATTAGGTAAAAACTTTATATTATTAAATGAAAATTCACCATCTAATATATTTATAATATATGTATTATTTTGAGTTTCAATCCATTTTTCTTGTGCTATTATAAAATGAAATACTTCTTTTATTGAACGTGTTTGAGCACCTCCTTTATCTGTTATCATTTTAAGATTAAAATAAATTATATTATTATTTAATATAATTTTACAATCAAAATTTTCAGAAAATTGAAATTTATTAAGTAATTTTGAAAATTCTGTATTATTAATTTCAATTGTTGTATTATTATAAATATTTATTCTTAGATAAGTTTTTTCTATTTTTGTATTAACTATATATTCTAACAATTTTATTTGATATTTTTCACATTCATTCTTTTTACCATCTATATACCATGGTTGTTTTAAACGCCATTTTTTTGTCTGTTGCTGACTTTTTATAATAGTTTCCTTCTGTTTAGTTTCTTCTTGTTTAGTTTCTTTTTGTTTAGTTTCTTCTTGTTTAGTTTCTTTTTGTTTAGTTTCTTCTTGTTTAGTTTCCTTCTGTTTAGTTTCTTCTTGTTTAG